GTGTTAAAGAGCGTGCATGCCAGTTGTGTTAAAGAGCGTGCATGCCAGTTGTGTTAAAGAGCGTGCATGCCAGTTGTGTTAAAGAGCGTGCATGCCAGTCGTGTTAAAGAGCGTGCATACCAGTCGTGTTAAAGAGCGTGCATGCCTTAAAGGGGCGTGTGTGAGCCGTGTTAAAGGGAGCACAGTTACGCTTTCGTGCCAGCCGTGTTAAAGAGCGTGCATGAAGACACGCTTCAATTGTGATGTTCATGTATAACTCAACTTCAGTGTCACATCATGACTCACATGAGGATAGAATGTGTCAGTAGAACTCACATAGCAGGGCTACATGCAAGTATGGAATATGTTCATCAAAAGGAATGGTCGTGTGAGCACCATGCTCGTTTCAAAAATCTGCAATGTTGCACTGCACATAGTGATGCTGTAATGGGTCCGCCGTGTTAAAGATCGTGTCTGCCAGCCGTGTTAACGAGCGTGTATGCCGGCCCTGCTTCAATGGTGATGTGCATGTCGAACTCAACTTCAGAGTAACAAGATGAAGATAGCATGCTGATTTGTCTGTCCAACTCACCAGATGTGGATAGCATGTCCCCAAATCGAGTACTCACGTATGTGAAAAGTGCTTTGAACACATAGCATGCTGCTACTATCTTTCGAATCATCTTGACAAGCTTGTGGCTCCCAAACGAAGATTTTGGAACGTCGAAAATAGGTGGGTAAGAGCTTTTGTAAGTACTTTTCATACTCCAAACGAGCAAAAAAAAGTCGCAATTTGAACGCCGCCGCTTTAGCCTAGGGTAAACCGCGTATGAAAACGTTGATATGAACAATCGATAACAATAAGAGCAAGAATTTGGGCACGGTCCTGTCCAACAACGACTATAATGGTCCATTTCATTACCTTTTCATGGGTTTTCGTACCCAAATACTTGCTTTCGTTGTTATCGAAGATTATTATCTACGTTTTCATACTTCTTTTACCCTACGCCCGATTTTCACATACATGAGTACTTCATTCGGGCTACTGACTATTGAAAAGTGCTTTAATGTTCGAAATGTTTGCTTGACTTTCCAAAATCTTCGTTTGGGGAGCATAAAATTTGGGACTAGTTGCAGACGGCTGCTCCATTTTTATTGTGGCGAGAGTAGCGACCCAAAATTGCGCGATTTCGCAGCCACCTAGGCGTCGTAGGAGAGTATGGATTAAGTACTCACACTGGGCAAAATTCATCCACATCTTTTGAATCATTTCTCATTTTGACCATTGGTACTCGCCTAGGTGGCTGCGAAATCGCGCATTTTTGGGTCTCTACTATGCACATCATCATGATATCACCATCTTGTGATTTCGACAGACACATCATCATGATATCCATCTTGTGATGTCTACAGACGCATCATAGGTTATCCAGCCGTCGGCAACTCATCCCCATTTTTGACAAACCTGCCTTTTCACGATTTTCCCAAAATTTATGCTCCCCAAACGAAGATTTCGGAAGACCGAACAAACATTTCAGAACGCGTCTTCGAAGCACTTTTCAACGTTTTGTAGCCCAAATCGAGTACTCACGCCCTTGAAAAATGCTTCGAAAACGTGTTCTGAAAGGTTTCTTCGGCCTTCCCAAATCTTCGTTTGGGAGGGGTAAAATTGTGAACCACGATTCGTGGTTTAAATAATTGGTAAAATCGTGAAAAGGCGGGTTTGTCAAAAATGGGGATGAGTTGCCGACGGCTGATGTTATCACAATCGAGTGACTTAGAAAGGCACGTCCTTCGAAAATCGTAGAATGTCCCCACGCACGACCTTTAACATGGGTTGATGCGACTCCATTTAAGGCTTTAACACGGCTTGGTGCGACGCCCTTTAACACGGCTTGGTGCGACGCCCTTTAACACGGCTTGGTGCGACGCCCTTTAACACGGCTTGGTGCCACGCCCTTTAAAACGGCTTGGTGCCACGCCCTTTAACACGGCTTGGTGCCACGCCCTTTAACACGGCGGATTTTGTAATGACTATGCGACAATATCCTATATGCATCGTGGCGTCGTCGACGAGTTCTCGGGCGGGTAGCTCTCGGCCTCCGCACGGCAGCAGTGCATCAAGGGCCTAGCCAACTAGACTTGTAATATATCTGTGCGGCTCAGCTGCAGCCTCTTCCAAGTCCAACGAATCCGAATCCGAGTCCAATTCGATAAATTGGAACATTTGTGACATCATTATCGATTCCTGTTCCATATCTTCACATTTTTGCAATTTATGCTCCCCAAACGAAGATTTGGGAAGGTCGGACAAACCTTTCAGAGTGCGTTTTCGAAGCACTTTTCAAGGGTGTGAGTACTCGATTTGGGCTACAAAACGTTGAAAAGTGCTTCGAAAACACATTCTGAATTGTTGGTTCGGCCTTACAAAATCTTCGTTTGGGAGGGGTAAAAATGTATTACCCAGTGTAATACCCACATATTTTTCGACGTTTCACAGCATCTTCGTTTGGGGAGCATACAAGTTCATCGAAAAAACACGCCCGACCTGCGGTTCTTCGTTTGAGGAGCATAAATGCGAGTCATCCATCATTCGACCCATCTCAAACTAAGATTTGGCAAGGCCGGACAAACATTCGTGTACACGCAGCCTCCAATCACAAACTAGAAAGACACGGCGTCGACGAAACAGGAGTGCTCATCGCATCATCCGACCACCAAAGGTCGGCTTGTTGCACGCACGTGTGGCACATGATATGCAGTTTGCCCGTATCGTCGCTACCCGTCGCCCAGACGCCGGCGCATTTGGCTCTGGCTACCGAGTTGGTATTGGTGTTGTCGTTAAACACGCTGATGTATGCGTTGTTATTCGTTTGGTCGCTGAGGTACGTCACCCGCAGCACACCCCCCTTGCTCACCGCGACGGTCTGGGTTGTTTTGGCGTTCCATTGTTCCGTTCCGTAAAAGCCACCCTGGGCCGAGTCGTACACAATCGATGGATCGCCCGGGTCGTCAACATTGACCATGATTTGTGCAATCGTCACGCTGCCTTGTGTTGGCAGCGCATCGCTGTCGATTACGAGGCTGAAGAGAAAGTTGGACTTTTGCATCATCGGTGGTCGCTCGGTAATTCGAAAGATGTTGTGATTGGGATAGTTGGACGTCGATACCTTGACCGCATTCGATGGCGACGTCACGCCACGATTGCGCTGGTAAGCGATGCGTTTGCTCACGTTGGGGACATTGGTCAATACAACCGTTTTATTGGCCTCCGCCGCTGCCTTGTCCGCAGTTGCCTTGTCTGCCGCTGCCTTGTCCGCCGCTGCTTTGGATTGGATGTCGCTAAACGTGATGAGCGAGGCCGTGTACATACCATTCGGGGCGATGTGCGTTCCATCGGCGTTGAGAAATGTCTGGTTCTGCACATCGCCCGATGCAAAGGTCAGAAACATCGGCGTGAACGTTGCCGATGTGATTGGCTGCGACCCAGTCCCAGTCTCCCATTTCAATCGGCATGGCCGTGGGTCGGGCGTCGCGTCAAAGACGCCGAGGCGCACCACGCTGAACGACACATCCGTCAGCCACTCGAGTACGAGGGCCGTGTTGGGTAGCAGCGAGACAAAATGCTCCACGCTCACCGCATCGTAGACGTCCGTCGACCAAGCGATTGCACTCCCCAGAAACTGGGTGAACCCGTTGGTATACAGGCGGATGGTCGATTGGTTCGGTGCGAGTAGGTCGTTTCGATTGCGCTTGGCGTCGTCCTCACTGGCAAAGAGGCCCAGTTTGCTGAATCGGACGGTGGTCGTGCTCACGTTGCGCACGCTCAACCGTCGGGCCGTGACCGTCGTCGGCGTCGACTCGCCCCCCCCGGTCAAGGACGGTGAGTGCACGATGCGATGGCGGGTTTGCACGCTCCAACACGCCCACACGACTAGCAACACCACCAGCAACACCACCAGCAACCCAAAAATCCGCACCGTCGTCGAGTCGGATGGTTTCATTTATGCTTCTTTTATGCGTCTTTTTCGTTCGTTTGTCGTCGGGCGCGCAATGACCGAGGCGATTGCCGGTCGGTGGTACGGTCAACGGAACGGCGGCGAAAATGATTTGAATACATGCGACGACCTGTAAAACCACAATGTCCGAGTCGGAAGTTCGAGTCGGACTCGGAACCAAACGTGCCACCGCGTGTTCAGCGCATCTACCACATCTCGGACGTGCACGTTCGGCTCTACGACCGCCGGGTCGAGTACGAAACGGTGCTACAGGAACTGCTCGCGTTTATCCGAGCCGACGCGAGTCCGTCGGCCATGATCGTGCTGACGGGCGACGTCATGCACACCAAAAACACGCTCAGCCCCGAGTCGCTCGCATTCGTCTGCCGGATGCTCCGTTCACTCGCCGACTTGCACCCGATCTTTGTGATTGCGGGGAATCACGACATGCTGCTCCATCATAGCGACTGTCTGGATTCGATTACGCCGATCGTCGACGCCCTCAACCACCCGTCGCTCCACTGTGTCAGTCGAACTCACACTGTGATGCTGCCACTGATGCTGTCATGATGGGTCCACCGTGTCAAAGAGCGTGCATGCCAGCCGTGTTAAAGAGCGTGCATGCCAGCCGTGTTAAAGAGCGTGCATGCCAGCCGTGTTAAAGAGCGTGCATGCCAGCCGTTTGAAAGGTCGTGCATGCTAATGAATCTAGTAATGATGCCAGCCGTGTTAAAGGGCGTTTATGCCAGACCTGCTTTAATGGTGATGTGTATGTTCAACGTCAGAGTCATATGATGATAGCATGCCGATGTGTATTTCCAACTCTTGTGACGTCTACAGACGCAGAATCGCATTATCTTGTGATGTCGACAGGCACATAGCCGTGCAAGCAGCTGGAACGCGCTGCTGGTAACGCAAGTTTACCCTCCCAAACGAAGACTTTTCAGAACGCATTTTTCAAGTCCGGATTTTCGACTGTCTTTTCAATCGTTCGTATCACACATCTAGTACTCACGCCCTTGAAAAGTGCTTCGAAAATCCGCATTTCATCTTTTGTTCATCCTTCACAAATCTTCGTTTTGGGGAGCACAAAGTTTGCGAGATGATGATTACAAAGGATAGTAGCCACATCATGTGTGACGTGTTGGGGTTTCGTGGATGCTACTATCTTTTATAACAACTTTATACCTCCCAAACGAAGATTCTGGAAGGCCGAACAGTTTTGTCGCATTACACGAACAGGTCGTTGTACAACGTCGACACCTCGTAGGCGACCCGCGAGATGGGTCCGTGCGCGGTTTGCGTCTGCTCGGGGTCATGGGCGATTTTTAGCCACAGCAAGTCGACGAGAACCATCTTTTGCTGGTCGAGGTCGGCCTGCGCGTCGATCCGGGCGCGGTCGTTGGGGCTGACCACACCGCTCTGCAGCAGGCCATCCACAAAGTGCGAGAACTGCACGCTCGACGCGCGTCGAAAGAGCTCGAGGTCGTTCGGGTAGTGCAACTTCGACATCAGGTCGGCGAGTTTCTGCGTGAGCTGCGTCTGAAAAGGCAGCACCGCCGCCGGCTCGTCGTCGAAATCGTCCATGCGTTCCGCGCTTGCGCGTACGCGTGCGTACGCCGCGCGAATCCCACCCAGCGTCGCTGCATCGTACGGCACGTTCGTGTACGGGTTCTCGGCGCGCGGACGTGCCTGCACGTATTCGTTCAGGTCGCGGATGTCGTCGCAGTAACGGAGCCCATCCTGCTCGTACGAGTAGAAAAACTCGGGCGGGATGTCCTCGACGGGCGTTTGCATGAGGCCGACGCGGTTGTTGCAGTCGGGTGCGACGCGCGACTGCTCGTGGCGTTGCTCCGCCCACTGTTGCGACAAGGCCGCGCACAATGCTCGCTTCGACAGGTCAGCCGCTCCCGGGACTTGTGAGGCCGTCGCAAGCGCGCGGAGCTCGTCGACGTGCAAAGCGCTCGTGTCGCACAGCCGTTGCCATCGGAAGCGGCGCGGGTCACGAGCGCTTTGCACGCGACGACGCGCCTTCGCCCACCGCTCGCGTGGCGACTTGTTCGGGGTGATGATGCCGTCCGGATACCGTCGCAGCATCCACGGCGCGCCGGCAAACATTGGAGGGTCGTCGTAGCACTCCAATGGGAGCGTGTGCCATCGGCCGAGCGATTGGTTGAACTCGGTCGCCCCCGCAAACATGCCACCCAAGCGCTGCACGTTGCGCACGTCCCACGTGTCGATCGGATGATTGAATTGCGTGGCACGCGCAAACATGTGCGTCATGTCCCGCGCGCTGCACGTCACCCATTGGCCGATAGGCTGGTTGAATCGCAGCGCACTCGAAAACATGTGCGACATGTCCCGCACGTTGCTTGTGTCCCAGTTGCCGATCGGCTGATCGAACTTCGCACTCGAAAACATGTGCGACATGTCCCGCACGTTGCTCACGTCCCAGTTGCCGATCGGCTGGTTGAACTGCATCGTATGCGCAAACATGTGCGACATGTCCCGCACGTTGCCCACGTCCCAAGTGCCGAGCGGCTGGTTGAATCGCAGCGCATTCGCAAACATGTGCGACATGTCACGCACGTTGCTCGTGACCCAGTCTCCTACCGGCCTATCGAACTGCATCGTATGCGCAAACATGTGCTTCATGTCTTGTACGTTGCCCACGTCCCAAGTGCCGAGCGGCTGGTTGAATCGCAGCGCACTCGAAAACATGTGCGACATGTCCCGCACGTTGTTCGTGTCCCAAGTGCCTACCGGCTGATCGAACTGCATCGTATGCGCAAACATGTGCGACATGTCCCGCACGTTGCCCACGTCCCAAGTACCGAGTGGCTGGTTGAATCGCAACGCACTCGAAAACATGTGCGACATGTCCCGCGCGTTGCCCACGTCCCAAGTGCCGAGTGGCTGGTTGAATCGTATCGCACTCGAAAACATGTGCCTCATTTCCCGCACGTTGCTCACGTCCCACTGGCCGATCGGCTGGTTGAATTGCGCTGCCCTATGAAACATGCACCGCATGTTGCGCACGTTGCTCGTGACCCAGTGGCCGATCGGCTGATGGAAGAGCACCGCATTCGAAAACATGTAGGACATGTCCACCACGTTGCTCGTGTCCCAACCGGTAAGTGGTTCGTCGAACGCCTTGCATTTGTGAAACAAACGGCTCATGTCGGACACGTCGGTCGTGTTCCACGTCCCAATCGGACCGTACCGTCGCTGTGCACTGGCGCGGTCGACGATCCACTCTCGCACCGCGACGCGGAGGGTGTGATTGTCGAAGCGCGTGCGCGAGGGCGCGACCCGGTCGGTAGCCGTGCTCACCTGGGTCGTAACCTCGTTTAGAGTGTATTTTTTGTTGCGATGGGCGGGGTTGTTGGCAAAGACGCACCGATTGCGCTCATTACGCGTGCAAAAGTCGGCATTGTCGGTCGTGCGTGCGTTGCATGTGGTATCCTGGCCGATCACGATACCACACGTGGCGTTTGCGGCGGTCGTCGCGCGCGCCCGGGCCATTTTTTTATCTAGCCCTTTTTTGAAACGAACGCAAACTACAGCGGTGCGTTTGCTACACGGGTATTACCCGGCCTTGTGCGAGAAGTTGAGTTGGACCGCAGGGCATGTCATTACAGAGGATGACTCGAAATTTATCCCTCCCAAACGAAGATTTTGGAAGGTTTGACAAAACATGAAATGCGGATTTTCGAAGCCCTTGAAAAGGGCGTGAGTACTCGATTTGGGCTACTAACCATTGAAAAATGCTTCGAAGAGCCGGATTTCATCTTTTTGTCAAACCTTCCAAAATCTTCGTTTGGGGAGCATAAAAAGTAACAAAGGATGCAATCCGGATTTCGAAGGAAGCACTTTTCAAGGGCATGAGTTCTCAATTTGGGCCACGAACCATGTGGGAAACAACATTTCCGCGAAATACCCACGCCGGATTTTGTAAGGACTTTAAGACCTTATCCTATACTAAATAGTATGCTGGATTCGTACATTTACTTACAAAATACGGCGTGGGTATTTCGCGGAAATGTTGTTTCCCACATGGGCCACGAACCATTGAAATGAAGTTCGAAAATACGCATCTCATGAATTTTCAAACGAAGATCGGAAACCGTGCTAAAGAGCGTGCGTGCATGACGATGTGTACGTCGACATCACAGGATGATGCTCGCATGATGATTGTAACCACTCACGCCGGATTGGGCAAGGTCTTTACGACGCGTCATGCATGCTATGTAGCATCTTATCTTCGTTAATGGGCTTGCCCAATCCGGCGTGGGCAAGTCTAGTAAATGTTGTTTCCCACTTGGTCCAGGGATCCAGACCGTACTACCTCATGATAGATCTTCGCATCAGCCGTGTTAAAGGCCATGTGGGAAACAACATTTCCGCGAAATACCCACGCCGGATTTTGTAAGCAAATGTACGAATCCAACATGCCATTTAGTATAGGATACGGTCGTAAAGTCCTTACAAAATCCGGCGTGGGTATTTCGCGGAAATGTTGTTTCCCACATGGGTTAAAGGGAGTGCGTGCCCGGCGGCGTGCTGATGATATTATGATGATTCGTCTCGGAATCGTCTGTCGTCATAACAATATGATGATATCATCATGATTGTGTGTCCGTTCTACTCTGTAGAAGAAGAGCATCTCATCAGCCGTGTTAAAGGGCGGGGCGTTCTTGAATAACGATGTGCATGTCGACATCACAAGACAAGATGATGACATCACAAGAGGATGATTAACATGATGACCGCCCGATGATGATATCATGATGATTGTGTATGATTGTGTGTCCGTACAGTAGAAGAAGAGCCTCGCATCAGCCGTGTTTACCATGGTCCGTAAAATGGGCGTTTCCGAAAACTCAATCCGTTCACGCACATTCATTCCGTAACTGTTTGGCGGACGTACGTCCGTCTTGGACGGATTAGGATTAAAGAGCCTCGCATCAGCCGTGTTAAAGAGCCTCGCATAAGCCGTTTTAAAGAGCGTGTTTGCAACGGTGCCAGCCGTCACCGTCCGAGCCGTGTGAAAGCGCGTGCGCGCGAGCCGTGTGAAAGAGCGTGCGCGCGAGCCGTGTGAAAGAGCGTGCGTGTGCCAGTCTTGTGAAAGGGCGTTCTTGGCACTGCTTGCTTGATGTGTCTGTCGACATCACAAGATGGTAGCATGATGTGATGATGCGTCTGTCGAGACAGTGTCGACATCACGACGATTATAGCATGATGTTTGTCCTTACTACCCCGTAGAAGACGAGCATTGCATCAGCCGTGTGAAAGAACTTTATGCTCCCCCAAACGATTTTGGAAGGCAGAACAAGACTTTCAGAATGCGTTCCCCCGGGAAGCGCATTTCAACGTTCGTAGCCCAAATCGAGTACTCACGCCCTTGAAAAGTGTTTTTTTCGAAAGCGCGTTCCTCGTTTGGGAGGGATAAAATTGTTGTTCAAATGAACAAGGCAATTTTATGCTCCCCAAACGAAGATTTCGGAAGACCGAACAAACATTTCAGAACGCGTCTTCGAAGCACTTTTCAACGTTTTGTAGCCCAAATCGAGTACTCACGCCCTTGAAAAATGCTTCGAAAACGTGTTCTGAAAGGTTTCTTCGGCCTTCCCAAATCTTCGTTTGGGAGGGGTAAATTTAATTATTCTCCCCGAACGAAGATTTGGAAGCTCTGACGAGCCTTTCAGAATCTTCGTTCGGGAGGGGTAACTTTGCGGAAAGGTGGTGTCACCGTCACCGTTTGCCACTGGTGTGACAGTGGTGTGGGCGTGTGTTGCGTTGGTTCGTCAAAGCGAGCGTCCGACGAGTCTGCGACGACTGAATGACGTTGACTCAACGACTCAACGAGTCAACGAGTCTAATAGCGTTTGTTGCACACAAACAGGCAAAAAGGAAGCCCAACATCCTCAGAGACAATGCGGAATCCACACGATGTAAGCAGAGCTCGCAAGAGTTCGCCCGCATTTTTATCGGTAAGTGGCTCGGGAGACCACCGCTTGGTGGTGTCGATGATGTAAAACAACCCTCCACTCTCCAAGACCCGATGTGCCTCTTGGACGTACTGTCGGCAATTGTCGGACGTCCCCCATAGCGCCAGAGACATGATGGCGATTTCCGCCGATGCATCACCCAATGGCAACATTGACATGTCGACCTCGATGATCGTCGGGTCGCCACCCGATTGATGGTCGTAGTTGGCGAAATGGAAGCGAGGGTCCGATTGGGCAGCAAAGTGGTGCGCGATGCAGGCGTCGCCACACCCCATGTCCACGACCAACTTGCGCCGACTCGTCCGGATTTTCGCCAGTTCGGCGATGATGCGGTTGCACGGAATCGACGACGGGTCGTATGATGCAAAGTTTCGCTTGCGCTCGGCGTGATACTCGTGCCAGAGTTGGGGGTTTTGACGAAACGTTTCGTGGAGCGTGTCGGAACGCATCCGCTTGTAGGTCTTGTGCAACGTGCCGATCGGCGATGATGCCGGGTAGGGATGATGGGATGGCATGGACGACGATTCGGGTGGTCGGGAGTCTTGTGGTAAGGACACTTGTCTCTTCATCATCGATTTACGTGCTTGCTTTGGCTTTGGTTCTGCTCGCGGCGATGCTTGTATGCAGGGTAGTAGAAACGCCGAATCTCCAGCGGAATTGGATGTCGCTTGTGATTGACTGGGCGTCGCAGTAGGCGACTTGCCTTTCAGATACTGCCCATATCGTGCATCGTCAATCGTCGTCGCCCACTCGGCGCGAATCGCATCGTTCTTCATGACGTTGATTTGCTCGGCGTAGTTGCGTTTTTGCGATTGAATCCAATTTCCAAGTTTTGCGACTGAAAGTGACTTGTCCGATTGGGCCGGGGCTTTCTGATGCTGGTCGATGTATGCCTTGACCTCCACCAACCGTTTCCGCCACGCCGCATCGGTATCAATCACAAGGTGTGGTGCGTAGCGTGGGTCGTCAATCGTCGCCTTCCACTCGGCACGAATCGCATCATTCTGCATGATTTGGGCGGTTTGGGCGTAGTTGGCCTTTTGATTCGGAATCCATTGACCGAGTCGCTTGATGGCGATGTCCTTGTGTTTGTCGCTCGGCGCCTTCCGATGCTCGTCGATGTACGCCTTGACCGCCGCCAGATTCCGCTGCCACACCTCATACTTGCTTGCAAGGTGCGGGGCGTAGCGTGGGTCCTCGTTCGTCGCCTCCCACTCGATGCGAATCGCATCGTTCTGCATGCTGCGTACTCGGTGCTTGTAATTCGTTTTTTGATTCGCAATCCACGAACCGAGACGCTTGACGGCGTCATCCTTGTCATTCTCACACGGGGCTTTCCGATGCTCGTCGATGTACGCCTTGACCGCAGCCAGATTCTGCCACCACGCCTCCTCACTGCTCGCCAAGTGCGGGGCGTAGCGTGGGTCCTCGTTCATCGCCTCCCACTCGGCACGTATCTCGGCGTGCTTCATGATATGGGATCTGCTTGCGTAATTCTTTTTTTGAGTTGAAATCCAGTTTCCTAGACGACTAATCGCATCATCCTCGTCGGTTTTAGAATGCGTACGGTAGTCGATTTGAGATGGCGCTTTCCGATGCTCGTCGATGTACGCCTTGACTGCAGCCAGATGATGTCGCCACGCCACATCATTGCTTGCCAGATGTAACGCGTACCGTGGGTCGTTGTTAGTCGCCTCCCACTCGGCGCGAATCGCATCGTTCTTCATGATGCAGGCATCGTTCTTGTAATTGGCTTTTTGTGTCGATACCCAGTGTCCTAGACGCTTGATGTGGCCGTCCTTGTTGGTTTCACTCGGCGCTTTTTGGTGTTGGTCGATGTACGCCAGCACTGTCGCGAGCGTTTGTCGCCAAACCGCCGTGTTATCCATCACAAGGTGCGATGCGTAGCGTGGGTCTCCAATCGTCGCCTCCCACTCGGCGCGAATTCCATCGTTCTGCATGATTTGGGACGTTTGTGCGTAATTGGCCTTTTGAATTTGAATCCATCGCACAAGTCGCTTGGTGGATGCGTGCTTATCGGCGGCACTGGGGGCTTTCTGATTCCGGTCGATGTACGCTTTGACCGCAGCCAGATTCTGCCACCACGCCTCCTCGTTGTTTGCTAGGTGTGGGCCGTAGCGTGCGTCGTCTTTCATCGCCTCCCACTCGGCGCGAATCGAATCGTTCTTCATGATGTAGGCGTTGTTCTTGTAATTCGATCGTTGTGTTCCAATCCACGAACCAAGACGCTTGACAGCGAGCTCTTTGCTTTCGGAACTCGGGCCTTTGTCATGCTCGTCGATGTACGCCCTGACTTCCGCGAGTTTCCGTCGCCATCTATCGACGCCGATATCGACATCGGCGGTCACATCGCACTCGATCACCACCGATTGCAACTTTCGGTCAAAGTCGAGGGCGGTTTGGACTCTCCAAAGCAACCGAATCTCTTCATTTGGATGAATGGCGAGTCGAATTCGGTGTTGGGGTCGTCGCTCGTCCACGTCGCGACGACTTTCAACATCGTCGTAATCGACGTCCGAGTCACAGCCCGACTCAGCAGTGGACTCGGAGCTGCCACACGAGACGGATGTTCTCGACGAGGTTGACGTCGTTTGGCTCGGTTTAATGCTCGGGTGGTAATGCAGGCACATCTCGTACAACTCGGGGTCTTCTTGACGCAAGGCGGCCAGCACGCTCAAAATCGGCGCGTAGTCGCCGTGGTCGCTGCGCATTTGCGCCCGTATCACGGCATCTTGCTGTCGTGCATCGCCTCGGGCGTCGGCGTAATGCGCCATGTCGACGTAGCACGGTATCAGCACCGTAGACCGCGGGCACGACGGGTTCGGTCGCACGACCCGTCCGATATTCTGAATGATTTTGGTGACGGATGACTTGGGATCGGCGAAGACGCACATGTTGGCCCGCTTCGTATCGACGCCTTCGCCGATGGTCTCGCACGAACTGATGATGTAGACGGCATGGTTCGGCGTGGCGTCCAACTTCCGCAGCATTTCCACGCGGTCGGAAGACGACGTCTGCCCGTCCATCCCACGAAAGGTTATGTCGACGTACTGCCCACTCGTGTCCGGAAACTCGGCACGTTGCACGTTGGCAAAGACCCGCACAAACGCCGCCTGGTCGACAAAGTTCCACACGCTGGTGTTGCGCGTCCCATGCACGCCCGAATGGAAGGTGAGGACCCGTCCGGTGCCTCGCGTGAGAATCGCTCGCGCCATGGCCGCGTAGACCGATGTGCACCGGTCGTCGGTGTACATGTCGACGCACACGTCGAACGCATTCAACACACCGTCACGGAGGCCGTCCAGGTAGGTGTATTCGTAAGCCAAGGGTCCACATCGGCTGGTTTGGGGGTTCAGCCGGTCGTACATCACGACGCCATTTTCGTTGCGCGGCGTCGCCGTCAAGAACACCTCATGTTGCAAGTGGCTCGTGCCACGTCTCGTTTCAAACACGAGCTTCTGGTATTCGGGCGAGACTACATGGTGCGCTTCGTCGTAACAGACCAGTCCAATCGTTACACCACACAGATTCGCCAGAAGAACGTCGTAACTTTGATACGTCACTAGGATGAGCATCGGACCGCCGCCGCGAATGAAGGCGCGAATCGAGAGCGGGTCGGTCGAACTTTGCACGGAGGGTAGAGACTCGGACGAAATGTTGAGCATCCGATGGCCATTGAATTGGTTCGCCGTGTATTCCGTCGCAAATTGCGACACCAACGCCAGGGACGGAAAAACGACCACGGTGAGAGACTTTTTCAAACGTGCAATCGTCTCTGTCATAACAATGGACTTGCCCGTCCCGCAAAACATCTTGACCAAGCAGCGCGGGTGTCTCAGGATGCCGTCGACGGCGCTGCACTGGTAAGGCCGCAGGGCCGAGCCACCGTTCTGAAATACAGTGGCCATCCAGCACATGACGACCCGTTTGTGTCTCTTTCAATCATTTTTTTGTTTGGGCGTGTTGAAGTGGCTCTATAACCCCGCTTTCACGGCGATGCACACCGACTGGAAGGCAGCATCTTTTGTAGCAACTTATGCTCCCCATTACGACGGTTTCGGAAGGACACCGACGGAGGAACAAAAGATACAATGCAGATTTTCGATTGGCTTTTCAATGGTTAGTGGACCACATTGAGCGCACTCACGCCCTTGAAAAGTGCTTCCTTCGAAATCCGCATATCATCTTTTGTTCCTCCTCTGGACGACCGAACGAGCATTCGGGAACGTATTTTCGAGGTTCTTCTCAAAGGAACGTCGCCCAAATCGACTATTATACGAGCATTCTCTGCATAGAGTGGGTAATGAAACTGCTTTCCAAAAAAAATACTATCATACGAAAATACGTTCCCGAATCAATCATGGGCCGACTGTTCGTTCGACATTCCATTGTCATTGACGACGCCGATGTGTCACTTGAACACGAGCATCATGATGCAATCATGCCGATGTGTCTGTGATAGATGATAGCATGCCGATGTGTCACTCGAACACACAAGATGACGATAGCATGCCGATGTGTCACTCGAACACACAAGATGAAGATAGCATGCCGATGTGTCACTCCGACCGACTCACTCGAACACGCAAGATGGAGGTAGCATGCCGATATGTCGAACGCACAAGATGAAGATAGCATGCCGATGTGTCACTCGAATACACAAGATGATGATAGCACGCCGATGTGTCACTCGAACACACAAGATGAAGATAGCATGCCGATGTGTCACTCGAACACACAAGATGAAGATAGCATGCCGATGTGTCACTCCGACCGACT